CATAAAGGAAAGATAAGCAGTTAATTAAAATATAACACTGTTATGCAATCTTTAACTTATTTCTATTTTTATCTTCTTTTTTATTTCTCCTATGTTGATAACTAATTTTCTTTGGACCTGTTTTTTCTCTTTTAAATCTAGCCTTTTCTCTGCTACTCATTTCACTTGTAGTCTTTGGTGTTTTGCTACTAATTCTCTTTGATGGTCTACAGGCAGGGTAGCCACGCTGATCACCCTTCTGTCTTCCACAGGGTTTACCTGTCTTGACATCCACCCACTTCTCTTTGAACCATCTATCAAGACTCATTTGCCTACTTGTTTTTGTGCAGCAGTATGTGCAGCTTTAAATGATTTACCTTCACGCATGAGCTTTTTCATAAGGTTCATGTGCTTGGGTGTGTGATGAACTGAATGTGCTTTCAGTTTTTTCATCTGTGCAATATTAAGCTTTGCCATTTTTCTTTTTCTTAGACTTACGAAGAATCATAAGATCTTCTCTGGTGATTTTGCCATCACCAGTTTTATCTAATTGTTTTTGTTTTTTTGTTAAAGGCATGATTAAGTTTTACGATAACCTCCACCACGTTTTTTATAAGTTCTTACCAACCAGGCATTGGCATAAGCAGAAGGATAGACTCTAAACTTCTTCTTTGCTTCTGACTTTACCCTTGCATATAGCCCAGGGTTAGTTGGTTTATTAGCCATAATTAACGCTTAGTGTTAAATACATCACTACCACCTAAACGTCTTTGAACATCTTCGGTGTATGTGACATCTTTACCATAGCGTGGATCAGACATGGCAGTAACTACTTCTGCTGTTGATCTGTATGGATTAGGACCGCCCTGTGCTGAACGACCTGTAACTAAATTTGGTTCGATACCCATAGCATTATTGTATTGAGAATAAAGACCTTGTACTGCCATCTTAATAGCTGGAGCAGAACCTGTCTCTGTTAGTTGATTAAAAGCATCAACTTCATCAGCAGGTAAATTATCCAAAGCCCAGCTTACCATTTGACTATAACTTTCATCACCACCTACTGAATCTTTAATACCTTGTATTTGTTGACCAGCTATATCAATCACATTGCTTGAAGATTTTAATCCTTCAAGATATGTATCCACTAACTGTCTTGAAAAACCACCTTCAAGTAACTTTGAATAATCATCATCATTAAGACCACCTTCATTCATAAATCTATTACTGATATCTTCTGGATCAATACCTACTTCTTGTAAAACAGAATAAACACCATCACCATAAAGTTCTTCATAGTTAGGTTCAGAATCTGATTGTTGTTCTGTTTCTTCTTCTGTAGCTTGAGGCTGATCTTCTTCTGTTACCGTTCCAAGTTTACCCTCTAGTTCTTTGTAACTAGCAGCTAAGTCTTCAACAGATTTAAACTTACCTAAGATAAGACCATTTTCATCAGTCTCATTTTTGGCAAGAGTTTGTAGATCCTCCTGAGACATAGGAGGTGTTTCAGAAACATTTACTTGAGATGAAGTCATAAAATTTTGTTAGTTATAAGTCATTGTACGACCATTTTTAGTTTCGACTACCCTTGATTTGGTTGGAGCAGGTTGATCGTTAACACCTAGTTTACTGACAACAGCCTTTGCTGGTTCAGTATCAGGTGTTTGAGTTTTAGGATCTGGCTTCTTGGTTGGCATTAGTTTCCTCCGTAAGTTGTTGTGCCTGTGCATTATTTTTAGGATCTAATAAAGGAGATCCAAGAGCAGCAGGTCCGAGACTTTGTATAAGCTGTTGTTGTTGCATAGCTTGCATCTCGGCCTGTATCTCTTCTTGACTCTTGACTAGGTTAGTAGTCTCAATTCCTATAGATGTTGCTAGTCGTTTTACTGCTTCGTCCACGTTTACGTATTGTCTCATTACATCTGGACCTAAAGCTTGAGCCACTGTGCCGATAAATTCAATAAGCTTATTACGATCATTACCTCTTCCAAGACCTTGAATACCAGTTACTATCTTAGGTTTTACAATTTTATCTGGAAGCTTTGGTACTTTGCCAGAACGCACAAGCATGTGCATCCTACGTTTCAGATAGGGTAGTTGGAACTCTTGACTTAAAATAGAGTACACTCCCCCAAGCGAGTTCTCTAATTCCTGAGCCATAATATTTACTTCTGCTGCTGTTACCCTTTCAGCTTGTCTTTGTATAGAACTAGCCAAAAGAAAAGCATCAGCAAGTCTTGCTTCAATGCGTTGCATTGCTTGTTGTGCAACAGCAAAATCACCTGCCTTTCCAACTTGCATTACAGATACATCAGCAGCAGATCCTTCCCTTATTGCACCATTAGGGGCTTTTGCTAAAGTTGCTGCTCTGGTCTGACCGTTTGGATTTACAAGAAATAAAACTTTTGCACTAGCTGCTGCTCCTTCTATAATTGCTTGTGTTAGAGACTCAAGAGATATAAGGTCGCCACGATACTCCTCAACGTACCCACGCCCATAATCTTCTCCATCAATTCGAACAAAACGAATCGGTCCTATCCAGGGTGAAACATCAATTTTTGATCTGCCATCTGTACCTGGTATCTTTTCTCCTTTACATTCTTGATACCATATATGATCGTCATTAACTCTTTTAATGTAGGTGTAGATGTCGAGATCTCCCTCCATTGTTTTTTCATCATAGTTTTCTTTTTTCTTTATTTGATTTAAAAAATCCAAAGGTAAAGCTTGTGGATTAACTGATTCTTTTGTAATTATTTCTAGTAAATTACCAACCTCATCTCTTTTTGATACAAACTTTTCTAATGGATAAACTTTTAATCCTTTATCAGTTAGATAGAGAAGAACATTACCACCAACGATCAGATGCTTTAATGCTTCAAACATCGCTACACGATCATTTGATACTTCAATTTCATCCATCAAAGCATTTTCTATAGTGCGTAAACCTTTATCTATTTCTGTTTCTAATCCTTCCTGTCCACCCTCTTTTAATAAAGCAAGACTATCAATAGTTAATTTAAAAAATGGAGTACCAGGTGGAAGAAGAGCTACTAATAATTTTGCAGATAAAGAATTTGTCGCCCTTGCTCCCAAAGCTTGAAAGGGAGTTTTTATCCTACTTCTTGTACCAGTTGAGGATTCTGGTATGAGACTAGGAATTGTGAGCTTAGAAGATTCTTTAGCTTCTCTAAGAAAAGTAGATCTTGAACTCTGCAATTGTTCATAACGACCAGCAGCAGTTTGTCCACCTGTTGTGTATTCCATTTTAATAATTCAGATTTCCACCTCTAGTATTACCGCCAGGTTTTTGAATCCTTAGTGACATCAAATCACTACCTGCCATAGATGTTGCACGACTAGCTCCCCCTGCTGTTCCAGAAGTTCTTCTTCTTTTACGTCCAGTTACAACTGTTTTAGCAGTCTTCTCTGGTGGTGGTGCTGTTGGCCTTGGTGCTGGTAAAGGCTTTGGTTTTGGTGGTGATCCTCCAACACACATGATTAATCCTCCAAAAGATTATTAGTGAGCATTGTTTCTTTCTGACGTTTCTGTTGCTCAATTAGAAAGTCAACAACAAAACGTTGCCCTGCTTTATACCATACCTCTCTATCAGTTAAAGACAAATCAGGATGGCGATGCGGAAAGATTTGATCTAAAGCAAAAATCATTTCATCTGTAATAACTGGTAGTTTTTCAGATGCCATGATCAGTAAGATTTATATGTATTGTAGTTCACTTTTGATAATAAAGTATAGCAGGTTTAAATTTATGTGATAAGGTTGATATGCTTATCCAGGCAACTAAAGAAATACCAACAGCCCATGCTACTGCGTTGTTGGTGTTTTTTTATGGAGTCCAAAGAGACACTTCACCTGTATCAAAGTCAAAGTCTCCATCTCTCAGTATTCTTGCAAGTTGTGCATTAAGAACAGCATCAGCAAAGTTATATTTCTTTTTTTCGTAAGCTTCTACTACCTTCTCCCACATCTGTTCAAGTGTTTTAGCTTCACCTAATATCTTCTCTGCTGTTACTGGACCTACTTTATCTATACCAAAGTAATTATCTGTACTGTCTCCTGTAAGAGCCTGTATCATCCAGTGTCTATCAGCCTTACGTTTAGTTATTAGTTCCATATCATCACCTGCCAGAAGGGTACAGGGTACAGATCTCATGTCCTTATCAACTGAAACTATTATTGGGTTTTCATATTGTTTAGAAGTTGCAAGTAAAGCCATAACATCATCTCCTTCAAGTCCATCAAAACTTTTTGATTCGTATCTTTCTCTTACCTGTTCAATAATTTTACGAAGACCTAAAGGTTTTCTTTTATG